CAGGGGCTGCTGCCGCTGGTGCTGCCGCTGGTGCTGCTGCCGCAGGTGCTGCTCCTGGAACAGTTTCACCCGGTAATGGCTTAGGCATACGAGCCATAATTGCTGCGTCTGTTGCATCAGCGCCACCTAACCATTTTAACTGACTAGGTGTTAATTTAGCTTTTGCGGCTGCGGCTGCATCTGGTGCAGGGGCAGGTGTTCCACTAGTAACGGCTGCTCCGCTGCCTGTTTTTAATACGCCGCCACTACCTGTTTGAATAGAATTAGCAGGTGCGTTCATTGTAACACCGTTGACTGTCTGTGTTTGCGGCATGCTACCGTCTGGGTTTAGTGTTACTTTTTCTGAGAGTAAGTTGGTCTCAGAAACTAAATTGATATAATCACGGATAGATTTCATATTATTTTCCAAAGTTTAATTTACCCATGATATCTTTCATGGCGTCTGTTTGCGATAATTGTTTAGCTGATACAGGCGGAGCATCGCTGCTATCTGCTGGAACAGTAGGTGCTGCTCCCCAATTATTATTTTTACTGCCTAACCCGCCTTGCGGCATTTTAGACATTATATTTTTCATCATATCTTGCGGATTCATTTGACCGCCACTTTTTATATTGCTGCCAGCATTACCGATCTTACTCTGGATCTTCTGGAACATATCTTGTGGGTTTGAAAAATCAAAATCATCTTCAGTGCCATTGTCACCGATTGCAGGTAATTTAAATTTCATACCTTTAGCTTTTGCCATTGCATCGTCATAGCTTGCTGGCTTGCCGTCAATTGATCCAGTTGATGTATTAGATACTTTTGCACCTGGCATTGATTTAATTTGATTAAACATTGAATCAAAATCACCCCCGCCCATGCCTTTCATCATTCCAGCAAAGTCGGGCATCTCTTCGTCTACGTGATGATCAGCTTGACCAACTCCTGCTAAACGTAAGATATCGTGTTTTTCGTGACCGCTTTGACCTGGATCAACTTTATCAATAAAGCTAAACATTTTTTGTAACAATTGAGGATCTGCGTCTGGGAATTGTTTTTCTAACTTAATCTTAGCACGTTCTCCGCCAATAGTGAAGTTACGTTCTTCTCTATTCCAGAAACCGCTTAAAAACTTTTGCATCTCTTCCGGTGTTGCGCCATTGCTTTCAAATCCGCACTCCATTGGAGTCATTCCACATTCTTCAATAGCATCGTGTAGAGTCATTGTTCTACCACCTGCTGTAAACACAGTATCAAGTCCTGCACCTGCTTTTGCTGCCTTAGCAATAGCTGCCTTTAATCCGCGATTGCGTAATGCTTGAACTCTGTCAACAGGATTCTTTGCAGGCTTTTTAAAGTGAGGCTTCTCATCGCCGTCTGTATCCCATGGTGGATCCATGTCGTCATCACGACCTTCTGCAACTGGTGCTGGAGCAGGTTCTTCTACAGGAGCAGGAGCTGCTGCCGCTGGTGCTGCTGCCGGTGCTGGAGGAGCAGGTGGCGTTGTTGGCGCAGGTGCCGCTGCAACACTCGCAGGTGCTTCTGCACCGTTAGCTTGATCACCATCGCCGTTAAAGTCTACCTTCTGTGCGATGTCAGTTCCATTTTGTTGATCGTAATTTGTTAAAAATGCTTGAATAACTGCGGTAACGTCTAAGTCGCTATCAATATCTTTCAAATCACTTGTTAACTGCTCGTCGTCAATAATGCCTTTAAGTGTTTGAATTGCATTCAAACCATCGCCGCCGTTGTCTAGTTCTCCGCTTTTAAAAATTGCATTTAAATCTTGAATGGCTTTTCGTTGAACTGCATCGTTGTCACTGAATAAACGATTAGGTTCGTTTTCTTCTTCTGATACAACTTGATTGAAGAATTCTTCTAATTCTTGCTCTGCATCATCAGCAGTATACCCTTCAACTGTATCGTCTTCAACAGCAACTTCTTCTTCATTTTCGCTTAGTAAATCGTCAAATCCAAGTTCCTTAACAGGTAACTCGATGTCATCTACTAGCTTATAAATGTATGGGAATACTGATTTTAATTCTTCGTTAAACGTGCGAATTGTTAAACGATCAACCCAATCATTCATGACGTCTTCGGGGATGATTCGTTCTTCACGTGCTTCGAACGCTTCTGCAAATTCTTTGTAATATGTAGGACGCTGTAGCTTGTGGATTGTTTCTTTAATTTGTTCGATGCGTTCCATTACCTTGCTAGTAATGTCGCCCATTGCTTCTGATAATTGTTCTTGACGTCCAACGTAGTTTTTAAACTTACGTAGGCTTGCTAATTCTTCACTTAGACCGATAACATGTTGACCAATTGAATCGTATGGGTTGCCGCCTGCTTTGATATGTTCTGCTAAAGCGCGAGCACCATTAATGCTCTTGTATGGGAATTTGAAACGCTCACCAACTGCATTTTCAATGTAGATGCTTTCGATATGCATTGTGCGGCCAGCAGCTAATTCAGTATTAACAGGTTGACTATGTTTAATAATCAATCTAGCTTCTCCTAGATCCTGGTAACTGACTTTTGCAGTTCCGAATAGCTTACTTTCCATCATGTTACCTTCTCCACTTTTTGCTTGGAACTCATAGTCCCTTTTATCTAAATTACTTTTGCCCATGTTTACAGCATCAAACTTTAATAGTCTATCTTTAGCGAATTGTCTAAAAGATCTAATCCACTTATATGCGTTATGACTTGTATCTGCGTCATTATCGTTTGTAAGATCGCCGCTCATTTGAACTACTAAACCGTCATCCTGGTCTAGTTTCATAGTGATTGTTCCAAGGGGGTTGCCGCCCTCAGAATATTCAAATTCGAAGAATCTAGCTTGGGGAACTTGTTCCTTTTTGCTTAATACTTTACCCTCTCCGTCACCAATTTTAATCGATGGGAAGCGTGTTTGAATCTTTCCGTAGAGTTCTTTGGCTATGTTGTCTAAATTTGCGTCCATAGTATATTTATCAGATGTTTGAGGAAACAAATATAGGCAGCGGCGGCTCCCAGTCTTCTTCGAATCCTTCTTTGCTACTTAGGACTTCCATTACTCTAGGGTCCCAGTCAGCTAAAACTGTGCTCATTCTAACCACTAATAGTAGTGCAGATACTAGGTCGTCAGTCTGCCCTACTTTAGCTTTAAAACTTGTGCCAGCAGCAATAAATGTCTTTAGTTCACTTAATAATGCACGGCTGTTGATAGTAATCTTGTCAGTTTCAATTAAAAACTTAACTCGTGCGCAGGCAGAAATCTTGCTGCCAAATGTAGTATTAAAGCCCTTACGAAACTTGCGCACATGACCCTTTCTTCCAGGTTCACTTACAAATAATCCCGGGAAAGTTTCCTCACCCATGTCTGCAATAACAACTAATCCTGCTTCGCCTACTGTATTGTTTTCTAACGACCAATAAATGTTGTTAGTATTTTCTTGGCCTATTTCGTCTTGGATATAGCGTAAAATATCACGCATAATCTTAATTTGCCCTTGGATAGCAGTAATGTTATGCTGCCACTCTGCAACTTGCACCATACTGGGTAATTCAAATACTTGGATAGCAGCATAGTCTCCACCGGTGCCTAAACTAGGATCTAAACTTACAAGATACAAGTTTTCTGCTGTCGGTTTCTTATACCAACGCACTTGCCCCATACGGCTAATTGGCTCTTTTCCTACTAGTTCGCTCAACTTAATACTGTTGATAAGTGTTTCGTCATAGACCAAGAATTCGCATCCGTATTCACGACGGAAACGTTCTTCTCCGATGCGCCCGGTTTCAGTTATACGCCATTGCTCGTCTCGATCAGGATGATCGCTCCACTCGCTGCGGTATCCATGGAATCCGTTAATTCCGATATGGTCGTCTTTTTCGTTGCCATATTCGTCAAATGTGTTTTGACTTTCTTTCCAGATAATCGCAAATTCGTCTTCGTCACTGTTAGGCGTCGAAGTGATAATTGCTCGACCACCAGTTGCTAGTGTCGGGGATATTGAAGTCCAAAACTCTGTGGCGATGTTAGGTTGCACAAATGCAAACTCATCGCAATACAATAAGGAAATTGACATACCACGACCAGTATTACCGGTAGTAGTAGCTGATACAATGCGTGATCCATTTTCAAACTCTATTGAGCCCTTGTTATAGTTTGTTACGCCTGCACGAATGTGATCAGGGCATAATTCGTATCCATAACGGATACGTTGCATAATTTCTTGTGAGCCTGTGTATTTGTGTGCAGCGACTAGAATAGTTTGATCTGGATGGAACATTGCATACCATAGTAGATATCCAGATGCACAAGTAGTCTTACCGCTTTGTCGCGGCATCATGTTTACGTTAAAGCGATAGTTATGATATGAATCTAACAAACCGATCTGATATTCGTAAGGTTCAAATTTAACTTTACCTTTAACAGGATGCTGAATGTAAAAGAAGTTTCTTACAAAGTGCAAGTAGCCGTTTACGGGGTCAGCACAGGCAAGCAGGTCTGCTACTTGCTCTTCTGTAAACTTTTCTTTACTGTGCGCTTTTTTAATTAAAACGCCGTCTAGTGATTTTGCCATAACTTTATTTACATAAAAAAACCACCCCTGAGGGTGGTTTTGGGAGGGTCTTAATCACCCTATACTGCACTGGTATTTTTACTTGCTTTCTTTAATTTCGGTATACAAACGACTTAGTTGAGTCATTAGTGTCTCTTGCATTGGATTTCCACCGCCGTTTACCTTAGGAGCTTCTGCACCTTGACCGTGTAGGTCGTCACCAGTTGGCAATACAGCGTCCACTGGGGCAACTTCTGTTGCGGGAGAGTTAGCATATTCTTCGTCGAACGCATTTTCTAAATCGCCCATATCGCTGCTGTCGATCGCAACTGCAACATTTTCGCCGCTGTCTTCAATGCCTTTTAGAATACTCATTAGGTCTTTAATACCGCCTGCTCCGCTGCCGTTAAGGCTAACATTCATGCTGACGTTATCTTGCTGTTTAGGTGCGCCCATGTCCATGCCGCCCATAATTGGCATTTCGCCGCATTCAGCAACTGTGCTTTCTGTGAAAAGATCTAAGCCTAAGTCACGGCGTAATTGAACTACTGGGTCAACTGCGTCTTCAGCAATTACTGCTTCTTCTACCGGTGCGGCTTCTGTTGCAGGAGTGTCAATTGCTGCTATCTTTTTTAGTAAGTCTTCAAAGTTCATATTAGTTTCCTGTAGGTAGCTTATATTCTGTGCCACCGTGTTTTTCTTTAGCTAAATCTTTTAAGAAGCTGCTAATATGCTTCTCGCCAACTAACTTTTGTCCGTCAGCAGCGTTTTCGTAATCTTTACCTAATAGGGCATCGCCTTTAGGATTTTTAAAATGTTCGTTGTTTAAGTCACGTTCTTTGATATCAAAGGGTGTTAGCACAACTACTCTTGCCGCTGGCAATTTTAATTGGCTAGCAATATATTCTTTTAAAACAGGAGCAGTTGTTGGATATGTAACTGCTACATCAAACAATGTTACTTCTGAAAACTTTGATTCTGGGAAATCTAAAGGACTTTCCTGAATAGGTGTTCTGTTGCCTTTTGAGCAGCTTGTGCAGCCGTATTTCTCAAGGGCAACTTTTAAATCTTTAGCTGCATCTTTAGGACAGTCGCCTGCAATCTTTACTTTGTATTCGTAAACTTGCTTGCTTTCTTGTAGGTAATCTTTAAATGATTTCATAGTTTAATTCCGATAGTGTATTTATTTCATATTGCGTAGTTTTTCAATAAGACTATTACGATCTGTAATAATTACGCCTTCTCCCGGAATACTAATTCCGTTATCATCGCTGCCCGTAGCATCTTGGTCGAGCTTCTGTTTCTTAAGTTGTAGCTCGATCATCTTCAATTTCTTGTCAATTTTTGCTGATTTTGCATCAATAGCATTCTTAAGCATACTAGCTGCTACTTCAAAAATTCTACTTGAATAACGTGCTTCTACGTTCATACCTAAGTCAATTAAGTCGTCATATGCATCAGTAGCACGTTGCGCTAGTGCATCAAACTCTTGATCGCTAGCATCACCTAGCCCTTTAACTTGCGGTAGTGCGGCACTAATTTTGTCAAATTCTGACATGTCACGCAGAAACGGAGCAGGGTCATGCTTTGCCTGTTCTTTTTCGTCCTGCTTGACAATTTTCTTGCTTTCAGGAAGATTTAATAGTTCTTCAAGTTTCTTAGTCATACTCTTACTTATGCTCGTCCGTTATGAAATAAATCATTTTCACTAACAACTCTGAACTTTATACCTTGTTGTTTGCACCATAAATTAGCTGCTGCCCATTTGGCTTGATTCTTTACAAACTGTGCTTGATTGTATTTGTTTTTACCTACACGTTCTAGAATTGCTTGACTAGCTGGTTTAATTTCAATCAATTCGATATGTATTTTCATATTTTTATCTACATACTGGATAAAGAAATCTGGGACATATACTGTCTGTCTACCAGTTAACGGGTCGCGATAAGGGATTTGAACTGCTTCGCTTGCCCATTTGTGTATGCTAGGATTAGTATCACAGAATCTCATAAAACTTAATTCCCATGAGCTGCGATAAGTAGGGACTTTAAGTCCTACATATTTGTTTGGCTGAGTCATTACAAACTTGCCACGTGCAAATTTGCCTGCCATCTTATACTAGTATGTTACGAGATTCGAACGTATCTGATACCGTAGCAACACGATATCCTAAGACGCTAACCTTCTCTCGATAAGCGTTTAATACTTCTGCAACTACTTGACTTAGTTGAACATCGGACAATGCTTTTAGTGTGTCTAGTAGT